CATTAAGACAGTTAATAACACTGAGTATCAGACTCTCCTTGAGAAACGATACCTTTGTTTTGATACTTGGGAACAGATCGCTGTGGATATGGGATATAACGTGCGGCATGTCTACCGAATACACGATGATGCGGTTGGAATAATTCAAATTCCTTAAAGTTGTCACCTAATGTCACTGTTTGTCAGTATTGCTTTTGTGATACTATCAGGGTAGATAAATATAAAGATCCAGGGCCTTCGCGGAAAAATCTGCGGGGGCTTTTCTTATGCCAGAATTGAGGTGAGAAAATGCCAAGGAAGCCTAAAAGACCCTGTTCTTACCCCGGCTGCGGTCGGCTCGCCAATGACGGGCAATACTGCGCTGAACACCAAAAAACTATGAATAGAAATTACAACAAACATCAACGTGACCCTGAATCCAACAAACGATACGGTCGTGCATGGAAACGCATCCGTGATAGATACATCAAGGCCCACCCTCTTTGTGAAGAGTGCCAAAGGCAAGGCAGGCTTACCCCTGCTGAGGAAGTCCATCACATCCTTCCCCTATCGAAGGGCGGAGGAAACGAGAAGAGCAACCTCATGTCTCTTTGTAAATCCTGCCACTCCCGAATCACTGCTGAAAGCGGTGACCGGTGGGGGAGGTCAAATCTCTAAAACCTTTTTTAGCGGACAGCGGCGGGGGGCTTTGCGTAAAAAAACGCAGTTTCAAAGGGGGGAATAGGGCAAGAGAAAAATGAGGTGATGAAAATATGGCCAAAGACGGCACTAATAGAGGCGGTGCTCGAATTGGATCTGGGGCAAAAAAGAAGCCCTTAGCTGATAAAATCGCTGAAGGTAACCCAGGCGGCAGGAAGCTTATGGTTATGGAATTTACAAATACAGCAGACCTTAAAGGTCGGGAAATGCCAGAGCCAAATAAAATGCTTGAGGCTATCCAAAAGGATGGCAAGGCACTGGTAGCGGGGGAAATATATAAAACCACTTGGAAGTGGCTAGATGAAAGAGGTTGTTCTTCCCTCGTCTCCCCTCAGCTTCTTGAACGTTATGCCATGAGTGTGGCCAGATGGATTCAATGCGAAGAAGCAATAACTGAATATGGCTTTTTAGCCAAGCATCCAACAACGGGTAACGCTATTCAAAGTCCCTATGTGGCTATGGGTCAGAACTATATGACCCAAACTAACCGATTATGGTATGAGATTTTTCAAATCGTTAGGGAAAATTGCGTCGGTGAATATAAGGGGGCAAATCCACAAGATGATGTTATGGAACGTCTGCTCACTGCCCGGAGGGGCAAATAAAAGGCAACTGGTTTAGTAGTTGCCTTTGGACATTACCTTAAATTCACATATCCAAAATGGTATTGGCTTTTATTTATAACTTCTTGAAGATCAGCGCCGGTTGAAGTTACCTCAAACAGCCTAGCAGTAAGGGTGTTTTCCACCTGGATATTTTTAAGTTTGATCCATATTCTGGCGCTTTCACCATGCCATAAGGAAGGATAATCATTTGATGGTAAGGTTTCTGGCTGTTTGTAGGAAAGGATTTCCACAATTTCAGCTTTGTACGCAATATCATTTTTACCTCCGGCTTTTTCGCCTATGGCAAATATTAGTGTTACTTTTTTCCCCGAACTTATAGCTTTATTGTATTCATCAACTCTCTTTTGGGACATCCCATAATAAAGGGCCTGGGTTGAAAACCAAGTATAACCACGAATTGCTTCATCGGATATGTAAGCTTGCATAGTTTCGTGGCCATCGTATTCATTACCATTGTTGTCATATGAAAAACTCAGTTTAATAAATATAAATAGTTCTTCGGCATCGTGAACTGAATCACTATCCCTATCGGATAACATTTGTTTAACGGTTTCAATGTTTAGATATTTCCTTTTAAGCTCCATATATAGGTCTTCATCTTTAGCAAGCATATACATTTCAAGCATGTCATTTAAGGCAACCGTTTTTTGCACCTTCCTACGGGATACAAATTCATCGAACATTTGCTGAACTGTTTCATGAGCATTAATTGTCATGTAATTTTTACGTGGCATTTTAATTCCCCCTTTTAATTGTACTACCTAACCAGTTGATAACAATATTGTACTACCGACCCGCATAAGTGTCAACTTAAAAATAAGAATTTTTTATGATTGGAGATATTTTTATGAATATGAAACGATATCTAACAGCAGAAAGTGTCTGCATAGGGCATCCCGATAAATTATGTGATTTAATCGCAGATAGCATCCTCGATGCCTGCCTTCGTAAAGACAAAGCATCCCGGGTAGCTTGCGAAGTAATGGTTACCAAAGGCAAAATTATCGTGGCGGGTGAAATCACCTGTAGCGATAAAATAGACTTTCGCTTTATTATAAGAAATGTCCTAAGAAAGGTTGGGTATAACCCCCTTAAGTTTTTGATCTATGTATTCGTGAATCGCCAAAGCGCCGATATCGCTGCAGGTGTGGATACAGCTTTAGAAACAAGAAACGGCATTAGTGATCCTTATGGTTCTATCGGTGCCGGGGATCAAGGCACCGTATATGGTTATGCAACTAAGGAAACTCGGGAAATGCTTCCCCTCCCCCTCCTGCTTTCCCATAGAATAGTGAAAAGACTGGATGATGCCAGGAAAGGTAAATTAATAAAGGGAATATTTCCGGATGGTAAGGCTCAGGTTACTGTGGAATATAATGGAGATAAACCGATTAGGGTTAAAACTATAGTAATTTCAATTCACCACCATAAGGATAAAACTCAAAAGGAGCTTAGGGCAGACATCTTAAACCATGTCCTTTGGCCCTGCTTTGAGGATTTTCCCTTTGATGATGACACGGAAATTCTCATTAACCCTTCCGGCAGATTTGTTATTGGCGGTCCTGCGGCGGACACAGGCTTAACGGGCAGAAAAATTATGGTTGATACCTATGGGGGTCTTGCATCCCACGGCGGTGGAGCCCTTTGTGGCAAGGATCCCACTAAGGTGGATAGAAGTGGCGCATACATGGCGAGATTTATAGCAAAGCATATTGTATGGAGCGATTTTGCAGACAGGTGCGAGGTCGCTCTTTCTTATGCCATCGGCAAAGCAAACCCGGTGGCTTTTTCAGTTAACACTTTTGGCTCAGGAACGGTCTCAGATGAAGTGTTAACCATTGCAGCACAGGAGGTTTTTAACCTTAGACCGGCTGCGATTATTGAGAAGCTGCGGTTACGAAATGTAATTTATTCCGATACTGCTGTTTACGGTCATTTCAATAGCTGTCTTTTTCCCTGGGAGGATGTTAATCAATACGAGGAACTAAAAAAGGCGGTGGATAAATATGCGATTAGAAAAGATTGAAATAGGAAAGCTTATCCCTGCCGAATATAACCCCCGTAAAGATTTAAAACCTGGTGATAAAGAATATGAGAAGCTAAAGCGTTCCATCTCTGAGTTCGGTTATGTAGAGCCAGTTATCTGGAACAGACAGACCGGCAATGTAGTAGGCGGCCATCAAAGATTAAAAGTATTAATAGATTTAGGGCTAGCTGAAGTTGATTGTGTAGTGGTTGATTTAGAGGAAACCCGGGAGAAAGCCTTAAGTATTGCCCTTAATAAAATCCAGGGAGACTGGGACGAGGATAAGTTAGCGAGCCTAATGGCTGAATTTGATGCCGCTGCCTTTGATGTATCTCTTACCGGCTTTGATGATCAGGAGATCAGTGAACTCTTGGGCCTAAAAGAGGAAGTTGTAGAAGATGGCTTTGCTGAAGAAGCCCCCGCTAAACCTATAACCGAACCGGGGGATATTTGGCTTTTAGGGAAGCATCGTCTGCTTTGTGGCGATTGCACCGATATAGAATCAGTAGAAAAATTAATGGCCGGGGAAAAAGCTAATTGTGTTATTACCTCTCCCCCTTACGCTATGCAAAGAAAAGATGATTATGGCGGCATACCCTCAGATGACTACCCTGCTTGGTTTTTGCAAGTGGCCCAAAATGTCTATAAGGTATTAGAAGATAGCGGCTCCTTTTTTGTCAACATCAAGGAACATGTAGAAAAGGGCCAGCGCTCTCTTTATGTATTTAAAACCATAATTGCCTTGGTCGAGTCTGGCTGGCGCTATGTGGATCAGCTTATCTGGACTAAGACCGGCCTTCCCGGTGGGTGGCCTAATCGCCTAAGAAATGACTTTGAGCCGGTACACTTCTTTACCAAGAAAGAAGAAATCGACTGGATGGTGCAGTTTGTGGAAGCCGATGAAGAAAAGCTTAAAACCTTATCCTTTGATCTGGTAGATATGCATGAAGATGTCTTTCACTTTACCCGGTCCGAAAAAATCAAATTCAAACCTCGGGATGTGGGAAAAGTATCTGCTCAGATTCGAGTTTCCAGTAGGACCAATAAATCCAAAGGCAAATCAGGTAATATCAGCGTCAGCGGTAAATTCAAAAAGGGAATTGCTAGGGCCGGTAATGTGCTTGCCATTCCCGGTAACCAGGACTCGTTAAAACACTCGGCGGTATTTCCAGTTAAGCTCCCAGCATTTTTTATAAAGTTAACTACCGATATCGGTGATGTTGTCTATGAACCCTTTGCCGGTTCAGGCACTACTCTTATGACGGCGGAGCAGCTGGGGCGAAAATGCTGCGGGATGGAACTCTCTCCTTCCTACTGTGATCTGATTGTGAAACGCTGGGAAAGCTTCACTGGAGAAACTGCTCGGAAATTGGAGGTATGAAATGGAAAATGCATTGAAACTGGAACGGATACCTGTAGATAAACTAAAAGCAGCTGAGCATAACCCTAGAAAAGATTTAAAACCCGGGGATCCGGAATATGAGAAATTAAAACGCTCTATTCAAACCTTCGGCTATGTGGAGCCTATTTTATGGAATAAAAGGTCGGGCAATATCATAGGCGGCCATCAAAGGTTTAAAGTACTGGTTGAACTAGGACAAAAGGAAATTGACTGCGTTGTTGTGGATATGAATTTGGCTGATGAAAAAGCACTCAATATTGCCTTAAATAAAATAAGCGGTGACTGGGATAAAGATAAATTGATGCTTTTGATTGCCGACCTGCAAGGATCTGACTTTGATGTATCCCTTACCGGTTTTGATTCTGTTGAACTAGATGCCTTATTTAAGGATTCTTTAAAGGATGGGATCAAAGAAGATGATTTTGATGTAGATGAAGAAATTAAAAAGCCTGCTACTACAAAGCCGGGTGATCTATGGATTTTGGGAAAACATCGGCTTGTCTGCGGTGATTCTACAAAAGAGGATACTTATACCCTTCTTATGGATGGAAAGCTTGCTAACCTAACAGTAACGGACCCTCCATATAATGTAAACTATGAAGGAACCGCCGGTAAAATTAAAAACGATAATATGAAAAATGAAGCATTCTATGATTTTCTGCTTGCGGCCTTTAAAAACGCCGCAGCTGTGATGGCCAAGGATGCTTCTATTTATGTATTTCATGCGGATACGGAAGGTTTAAATTTCAGAAAGGCTTTTTCTGACGCTGGATTTTATCTTTCCGGCACCTGCATCTGGAAAAAGCAATCATTGGTACTTGGTAGGTCTCCCTACCAATGGCAACATGAGCCTGTACTCTTTGGTTGGAAAAAGGCGGGTAAACACAACTGGTATTCAGACAGGAAACAAACTACTATCTGGGAATTTGAAAAGCCCAAGAAGAATGCAGACCACCCGACTATGAAGCCGATAGCATTGGTGGCCCATCCTATTTTAAATTCAAGCCTCGCTAACTGTATCATCCTTGATCCCTTTGGTGGCTCCGGCAGCACCCTCATTGCCTGCGAACAGACTGAGAGGATTTGCTACATGATTGAGCTTGATGAAAAGTTTTGTGATGTCATTGTAAAGCGTTACATTGAGCAGGTTGGTAACTCTGACGGTGTATTTCTTTTGCGTGACAATGTCGAATATAGATACCTTGAAGTTTGTGGACCGAGCGACAAAACCAAAATATAATTCACATACCCCTTGCTATTTACAACCTTTAGAGTGATATATGTTACTAGCAAAATAGAAAGGTGGTATGGAAAAATGAAAATTAACTACAGTGTTACAGGTCCAAAACGCAAGGCACTGGTAAAGGCTATCGCCCAGGAACTTGGCACTTCCCCAAAATACCTGGGTGTACCTACTTTCTCCTACGAGATAGGAATCTACATCATTGATAGAAATGGTGTGCTAGAAGGCGAAGATAATCCAGAACTTGTTGCAGATCTTTTAGGACTTCATGATTTTAAGGCTGTTAGCGAAGAATACGATAGGCCGCTTCTTGAGGCTGAGCCGATTCCAGAAGGTTTGCACATCCCATACGAAGTTTCCCTTGGCGGCAATATGAGTCCTTATAGGGACTATGAGGAACCCTCCTTTAATGACTCACCGGAGGATGCGCTCTCTTCTTTAACAATTGAGTTACCAAAGATAGATTTTACTGAAGTAGCCCTGGAAAATCTTAAAGGGCTAATCAAAAGCAAAGAAACCTTGATTAAAAAGGCACTGGGGGTAAACTACCTTCCGGTCTTAGCTGAGGAGGAAACAATTAGTTTTCCTTGGTTTATTGGGAGCTTGGAAGCGGACGAAATCAAAGCCTATACCCATTTCATTGCGGCTCTTGCAGATATGGCCAAAAGGCAAAAGAGGGTTAATGCCACAGAAAAGGCTGTGGCAAATGAAAAGTACGCTTTCCGCTGTTTTCTCCTGCGGCTGGGCTTCATAGGACCGAAATACAAGATGGAACGCAAAATTCTTTTATGTAAACTAACCGGTAGCTCAGCGTTTAAAAATGGGCAGCCAGCTAATGAGGAGGCGACAAAATGATAAAAGAAATACACCCAGAGCTGCTAAAACAGCTTAGAAGCTATTATCCACCTGGCACAAGGGTTATGCTCGTTAAAATGAATGACCCCTATACTAAGCTTCAGCCAGGGACAAAAGGCACTGTTACCGGTGTGGATGATATAGGTACTATCCATGTGAACTGGGACTCCGGCAGCTCTTTAGGGGTGGCTTTGGGGGAAGATGAATGCCGGAAAATTGAAGTGTAAATACTTTGAAATTATCGCATAATTGCCTTGCTATATAAGCCTTTTAGAGTGATATATGTAACTACCCCAAGGGGAATACACACTTTAAAAGGAGCGAGAAACATGCTAAAAACCAGGTACGGCATTGAAATCGAGATGACAGGAATTACAAGGGAAAAGGCAGCCCGGATTGCAGCAGATTTTTTACAAGGCACCTACCAAGAAGGCGGCACCTACTACGACACCAAGAAGGTAAAAACAGCAGATGGCCGGGTTTGGAAATTCATGTATGATGGCAGCATCATCTGCCAAAAGAAACAAGGTCGGCAGAAAGTCCAAGCTGGCAAAGAATACAGCGTAGAGCTGGTAAGCCCCATTTTAACCTACGAGGAGGACATCGAAACCTTGCAAGAATTGGTGAGAAAGCTCAGGAAAGCCGGAGCTTTCGCCAACAGCAGCTGCGGCATCCACATCCATCTTGACGGGGCCGACCATACCCCAAGAAGCATTAGAAACTTCGTCAACATCATCGCCAGCAAGAACGACCTTTTTTACAAGGCTTTGCAGATAGCGCCACAGAGGGCAAGGTACTGCAAGAAGATGGATAGCCTTTTAGTGGAAAAGCTAAACCGAAAAAAGCCGACCACCATGAGGGAGATTGAAGACATCTGGTATGAAGGCTATAGCGAAAGCCGGGAAACCCACTATCACAACAGCCGCTACCATTTCCTGAACTTACACAGCTTTTTCACCGGCCACCACACAGTAGAGCTTAGGGGCTTTAACTCAGAGCTCCATGCAGGAAAAATCAGAAGCTACATAGTTTTAGCCTTGGCTTTAAACAACCAAGCCTTAACCCAAAGATTCGCCTCAGCCAAAAAACCGCAAGTCGAAAACGAAAAATTCGCCATGCGGACTTACCTAAACCGGATAGGCTTTATCGGGGAAGAGTTCAAAAACTGCCGCGAGCACTTAACCAAAAACTTAACCGGCTCATCAGCCTGGCGATTTCGGGCAGCCTAAGCTGCCCTTAGGATTTAAAAAGGGGGAACTTTAAAATGGATGCAAAAAAACTATATATTGCTTATGGCTCAAACCTAAATCTTGCCCAAATGGCACACAGGTGCCCCACAGCAAGGGTTATCGGGGCAACCTCGATGAAGGACTGGAGGCTGCTTTTTAAGGGGCCCCACGGGGGCGCTGTGGCGACAGTGGAGCCTTCAAAAGGCGCTGGCGTTCCGGTGTTGATGTGGGAAATAACTGAGGCAGACGAGGCGGCTTTAGATCGCTACGAGGGCTGGCCCTATCTTTATCACAAGGAAACAGTGGAGATTGAGCTAAACGGAAAGACTGTCAAGGCCATGGTCTACATTATGAATGAAGGAAGGCCCCTTGGTCAGCCCAACAGCTATTATTATTCCGTTATCTTTGACGGCTACAAGGCAGCAGGTTTTGATGTGGAAATACTCCGCCAAGCCACCGAGGATTCCATTGAAACGGAGGAAGTTAGGTATGAATGAAGAGATTAAAAAGCAAATACTGGCGATTAGAGACAGTGGCGTTACCAATATGTTTGATGTCAATAGTGTCCAGTGCGAAGCTAACCGCCTGGGCCTTTACGAGTTAGTTCTATATTTGGAAGAAAACAAGGGTGAATACTGCCATTTTATTTTGACCGGTGAAATACCGTAAGCAGGTTTCAAAAGCAAGGAGCTTTCAAGTGAAGGCTCTTTTTTATGAAAGGAGGCGGCATTTATCAGAAAACTAAAAAAATACACATCAACTAAGTTTATGGCCAAGGATTCAGTTTATTGTAAGGATGCCGCCGACTACGCAGTTTCATTTATCCAGGCTCTTAACCACACCAAAGGCACCTGGGCGGGAAAGCCCTTTGAACTTATAGACTGGCAGGAGCGGATTGTACGGGATGTGTTTGGCACTTTAAAGCCCAATGGATATAGGCAGTTTAATACAGCTTATGTAGAAATTCCAAAAAAACAGGGAAAATCAGAACTGGCTGCAGCTATTGCTCTCCTTCTTACCTGTGGCGATGGTGAAGAACGGGCCGAAGTTTATGGCTGTGCCGCCGATAGAAACCAAGCCTCCATCGTTTTTAACGTGGCGGCGGACATGGTCAGAATGTGCCCGGCACTAGCTAAGCGTGTTAAGATCCTTGACTCCATGAAAAGGCTCATCTATCAGCCCACAGGCAGCGTTTATCAGGTGCTTTCTGCTGATGTAAAAAACAAGCATGGCTTTAACACCCACGGGGTAGTTTTTGATGAGCTGCATACTCAGCCCAATAGAAAGCTCTATGATGTTATGACCAAGGGTAGCGGGGATGCGAGGATGCAACCGCTGTATTTCCTCATAACCACTGCTGGGGATAACCAGAATAGTATTTGCTGGGAAGTACATCAAAAGGCGGTAGATATTATTAATGGCAGGAAAACCGACCCTACCTTCTACCCTGTTATCTACGGAGCCGCCTTGGAGGATGATTGGACGGATCCGAAAGTATGGAAAAAGGCTAATCCCTCTCTTGGCATTACAGTTGGCATGGATAAGGTTAAAGCTGCTTTTGAATCAGCAAGACAAAACCCTGCCGAAGAAAACAGCTTCAGGCAGCTAAGGCTTAACCAGTGGGTTAAGCAGGCGGTACGTTGGATGCCTATGGATAAGTGGGACGCCTGCGCTTTTAAGGTTGACCCGGAAGAACTAAAAGGGCGAGTTTGTTATGGAGGTCTTGACCTTTCATCCTCCATCGACATTACAGCCTTTGTACTAGTCTTTCCTCCGGTTGATGAAGATGATAAATACAGCATCCTCCCCTATTTCTGGATACCAGAGGAAAACATTAACCTTCGTGTCCAACGGGATCATGTTAATTATGACCTATGGGAGCGACAGGGTTTCCTAAAAACTACCGAGGGCAATGTTGTTCACTATGGCTTCATAGAAACCTTTATTGAAGAATTAGGCTTAGACTACAACATTCGAGAAATCGCTTTTGACCGCTGGGGTGCTGTGCAGATGACTCAAAACCTTGAGAGTATGGGCTTTACTGTCGTCCCTTTTGGGCAGGGGTTTAGGGATATGAGTCCACCTACTAAAGAATTGATGAAATTAACACTTGAAGAAAAGCTTGCCCATGGCGGGCATCCAGTGCTCCGCTGGATGATTGATAATATATTTATTCGAACTGACCCAGCAGGCAACATTAAGCCGGATAAAGAAAAATCCAGTGAGAAGATAGACGGTGCTGTAGCAACTATTATGGCGCTCGACCGTGCAATTCGCTGTGGTAGCGGTATGGATTCCTCTGTGTATGACGAAAGAGGTTTATTAATATTCTAATTTGCAACCGTCCTATGATTCTATAAAATCATAACACAGCTACGAATATTTATGATATGCTGCTATTATCCCTACAAGCTACAGATTTTTATATGGAGGTGAAGCAATGACCTTATTAGAATTAGGAAATAAACTCAAAGAAATGTATGAAACCGAAGGCGCAAACAAATCCACTATGATTCATCTCTTTGGTATTATATATGGTGATGAAATGCGTAATGCTGGAGTCAAGCCTATTGATGTGGTGAAAGCAGCTCAGATGCAGGAATCTTATCAGACGGAAGTAAACAAAGGAATGAACTTATCAAAATATGTTGAATTGAAAGCTGTGTATAAAAATAAGTTCTAAATACAAATAGCAAATACATCGATAAGCATCTCACAAGAGGTGCTTTTTTTATGCCCATTTTTAAGGAGGATGATGCTATGGGGTTACTAAAAAATATATTCAAGGCCAGAGATAAACCGGAAAACAGAACGCCAGGATCAAGCTATAGTTTCTTCTTTGGTGGCAGTTCAAGTGGTAAGCCTGTAAACGAGCATACCGCTATGCAAATGACCGCAGTATATTCCTGCGTGAGAATTTTAGCTGAAGCTGTAGCCGGCCTTCCCCTGCATCTATATAAATACACAGATAACGAAGGCAAGGAAAAGGCCCTCTCTCATCCTCTGTATTTTTTACTCCACGATGAGCCGAATCCGGAGATGAGTTCTTTTGTGTTTAGGGAAACCTTGATGAGCCACCTGCTTTTATGGGGAAATGCCTATGCCCAAATAATAAGAAATGGTAAAGGAGAAGTCCTGGCCCTTTATCCTTTGATGCCAAATCGCATGAGGGTAGATAGGGATTCTAAAGGAAATCTATATTATTCCTACACCCGTTACCAGGATGAAGCACCAACTATGAGTGGCATGACAGTCACCCTAAGGCCCAGCGATGTGCTGCATATCCCTGGCTTAGGCTTTGATGGACTTGTGGGCTACTCCCCTATAGCTATGGCCAAAAATGCTATTGGCCTTGCCATGGCAACTGAAGAATATGGGGCTAAGTTTTTTGCCAACGGTGCAGCACCGGGAGGAGTCCTTGAGCATCCGGGGACAATTAAAGATCCGCAAAAGGTAAAAGATAGCTGGAACATGGCCTATCAAGGCAGCAGTAACGCTCACCGGGTAGCAGTTTTAGAAGAAGGGATGAAATATCAGCCTATTGGCATATCACCGGAGCAAGCTCAATTTCTTGAAACGAGAAAGTTTCAAATCAATGAGATAGCCAGGATCTTTAGAGTTCCTCCCCACATGGTGGGAGATCTGGAGAAGTCGAGCTTTTCTAATATAGAGCAGCAGTCTTTGGAGTTTGTAAAATACACCCTTGATCCTTGGGTTATCCGTTGGGAGCAGGCTATAAGCCGCTCCCTTTTAAGGATGGATGAAAAGAAACAGCTCTTTGCCAAGTTTAATGTAGATGGCCTTCTTCGTGGGGACTATGTTTCCAGGATGAATGGCTATGCCACTGCCAGGCAAAATGGCTGGATGAGTGCCAATGATATAAGGGAACTTGAAAATCTGGATAGAATTCCGACTGAACTTGGAGGTGATTTATACCTCATCAATGGCAATATGACCAAGCTTGCTGATGCCGGGCTTTTTGCAAATAAAGAAAGATTGGAGGAAAAGCATGAATGAAGAAATTTTGGAACTGGGTGCGTGATAAAGACACTGAATCACGAACCCTCTACTTAAACGGTGTCATAGCTGAAGAAAGTTGGTTTGACGATGATATCACCCCTAAAGCCTTTAAAGATGATCTCTTAAGGGGCGAAGGAGATATCACTGTCTGGATTAATTCCCCCGGAGGTGATTGTATTGCAGCAGCACAGATTTACAACATGTTAATGGACTACAAAGGTAATGTCACAGTAAAGATTGATGGCATTGCGGCTTCAGCAGCTTCGGTAGTTGCCATGTCGGGAACGGAAGTTTTAATGTCCCCCACTTCTCTGATGATGATCCATAACCCATTTACTATAGCTATCGGGGACAGTGAAGAAATGCAAAAGGCTATTGGTATGCTAGATGAGGTTAAGGAAAGCATCATCAATGCCTATGAGCTTAAAACCGGCCTACCAAGGGATAAGCTTTCTCAGCTGATGGATGCGGAAACCTGGCTTAATGCCAATAAGGCTGTTGAGCTAAAGTTTGCCGATGCTATTATGTTTAAGCAGGATGAGCCTAAGCCGCAAAATAGTTTTATCTTTAGCCGAAGGGCAGTGGCAAACTCCCTTCTCGATAAACTTAGAAAACCAATATTAAAACAGTCCACCGAGCCGCTATATGAGCGGCTTAATTTATTAAAATATTAGGAGGTACCAATATGAGTAAAATACTTGAATTACGTGAAAAACGGGCTAAAGCCTGGGAAGCAGCTAAGGCATTTTTAGATTCAAAACGGGGAAACGATGGTTTGGTATCCGCAGAAGATGCAGCAATCTATGACAAAATGGAAGCAGACATTGTCAATCTTGGCAAGGAAATAACTCGCCTTGAGCGTCAGGAAGCTTTAGAGGCTGAATTAAATAAACCCATAAATATGCCTTTAACCGGAAAGCCGGTTCTTCCGGATATGGAAGAAAAAGTGGGTCGGGCCAGCGATGAATACAAAAAAGCTTTTTGGAATGTGATACGTTCAAAAAATCCCAGACAAGATGCGTTAAACGCCTTATCCATAGGCGAAGAATCCGAAGGCGGATACCTTGTACCAGATGAGTTTGAAAGAACCCTTATTCAAACCTTGGAAGAAGAAAACATTTTCCGCAAGCTGGCTAAGATCATTCAAACCTCCAGCGGGGACCGTAAAATTCCCATTGTAGTGACCAAAGGAACAGCATCCTGGCTTGATGAAGGCGAAGATTATGAAGAGGATGATGTGGTCTTTGGTCAGGCTTCTATCGGGGCTTATAAGCTTGGTACTATGATTAAAGTTTCCGAAGAACTCTTAAATGATAGTGTGTTTAATATTGAGGAATTTATCTCCACTGAATTTGCAAGAAGAATCGGGGCCAAGGAAGAAGAAGCCTTCCTGGTGGGAGATGGTGACGGAAAGCCTACAGGCATTTTTGCGGCAACCGGCGGTGCACAAATAGGTGCTACTACTGCTGCCAATAGCGCCATTACCGCAGATGAGGTTATTGATTTAGTCTACTCTCTTAAATCTCCCTACAGGAAAAATGCGGTATTCATCCTTAATGACGCCACCGTTAAAGTCTTAAGAAAACTAAAAGATGGTCAAGGGCAATATTTATGGCAGCCC